TCACGACTCGCTCCGGTCGCCACTACCCCCGGGGCATTCATCTGCGTCGCCCTGGTCAGGATGGGGGGCGAGGCCGTTCAGTGCTTGTTGCAGTCCGGCGGCGCCCGTGGGGGTGATGTGGCGGCCGTCAAGGTCGATCGTCAGTCCGTCCGGGGTCGCGCGAACGACTGCGATTGCTCCGGTGTCCAGTTGGGTGCGGGTTACGCGGATCATGGGTGTGCCCCCCTGTTGGCATGGCTGACCCAGCTCGAACATATGCCCGAGACAAGAGCCCGGGTTAGCATACTCTGCTCAACACCACAGGTCACCCTCGTAACACCCGGAGTGACGACGCTAACTCTCCACTCGCTCCCCTTCCGTTAGTTCGTCGGGCAGCTCGCCCGCCGCGTACCGCCGCAGGAGCGCCTCGACCTTGGGCATGTCTTCGCGCCCCATTCCGGGCGCGTGCACGACGACGACGGTCGATTCGTCGGCACTGGCGTCGAACGGGTCGTCGGCGACGAGGCCGCAGTATTGCGCCGCGGCAGCGATTCGCACGTCCCGCTCGGGCAGGTCGAGAGCGGCGGCTACGGCCCCAACGACTCCCGGATCAACCATGATCGGCTTGTCTTGGGCGATGCGATGCAGGGTTGTGTAGCCGACCACCGTGCCCGATTCAGGGTCTACGGCGCGCTGCGCGAGCGCGCGATATGAGAGCCCCTGTTCTGCCCTGCGCTTGCGCAGCAGGTCCCCAAACGGGGTGCCCTTGGCGTACGGAGTGCCGGATTCCGACACGCTCTCATCTCCGTTCTTGTTCCAAAACTCGAACACTCTCATCTAACCAGCGATCATCGAGATTCGCACACCTTGAAGTGCGTTGACGTGCTGGTTTCAGGGCACTTACGGTGTCCAATGTTCGAGAACTCCAACAGCCTCAAGAGGCCCGCATGCGCCTTACGTCCCATGGCGTTTGAGTCATGCAACAGGGCAGAAAGGGGAGCTATGGACACAGAACAGGCGCCACCTACACCAGCAAGCCCCGAGGACTGGCCCGAGCCGACCGAGGAACAGGTGGCCTTGATTCGGCGCATCCTCGCCCCTCGTATCCGCCAAGCGCGCGTCGAGCGCACCGAGCAGCAGTCCGCAGCATGAGGAGAGCAGCACGTGACCAAGATCGAGTTCGTCGGCCCGCCGCCTGAGCAGCGCAACACCAAGCACACATGCATCGCTGATCAACTGCGTGAGCACCCGAAGGTGTGGGGCGTCGTGGCCAAGCCGACGAGCATGGCTCGTGCGGCGTCCGCCGCTCAAGCCATCCGCGTGGCTCGGCTGACTGCGTATGCGCCGGCCGGCTCGTTTGAGGCCGTTGCCCGCACCGTTGCCGAGCACGGCGTCGTCGAGTACCGCGTCTACGCGCGTTACGTCGGAGACAGCAAGTGACACGCCAGGTAGCACAATCTGCCACTGCCACGCCTACGGGCGTAGTGGTCGCATCGCCGAAGCTCGACCGCAAGTCGTGGCTAACGGCGCGGCGTTCGGGCATTGGTGGCTCGGATGTGGCTGCGGTGCTCGGGATGAACAAGTACACCTCGGCGCACGAGGTCTACCTCGACAAGCGGGGCGAGTTGGCGCTCGACCGCCCCCAGCACCCGGGCCTCGCCGAGGCCGCGTTTTGGGGGCTGACCCAAGAGCCGACCATCGCCCGCGTGTTCTCCGAGCGAACCGGCCTCGCTGTCGTCGAGGGTCCGGGCACGCTCGCGCACGTCGAGCGCCGTTGGATGCTCGCCAACGTCGACCGGTACGTGATCGAGCCACCCGCGGCCGAGCCTTCCAGCCTCTTGGAAATCAAGACGCGCTCGGCTTACCAGCTCGACGAGTGGTTGTCTGGCGTGCCGGATGGGCCGGCCCTGCAAACGCACTGGTACCTCGCCGTCACGGGCTACTCGCACGCGCATGTCGCCGCGTTGCTCGGCGGTAACCGGCTGCTGATCCACCGTGTCGAGCGCGACGAGGCGCTCGTCGAGCACCTTGTTTCTCTCGTCGGCGAGTTCTGGCAGGGAGTGCTCGACGGCACCCCGCCGCCCGTCGATGGGTCCGAGGCCACCGAGGAACTGCTCGGCCATCTCTACTCGGTCAGGGCCGGGGCCGTAACCGTCGCCGATCCGGCCGAGGTACTGCCCCTCTTGGACCGCCGGCGCGAGCTCAAGGCCCGCGAGGCGAGGACCGTCGACGCGCTGCGCGAGATCGACAACCGCTTGAAGGCAGTCGCCGGCGAGGCCGAGACCGTCAAGGTACGCGATCAGGTCGCGTTCACCTGGAAGCAGAACGGGCCACTCTCGACAAAACGATTCACCACCGCGCACCCTGACCTCGCACAGCAGTACACGCACCGCGTCGACGCGCTCGACACCAAGCGCCTCGCCGCCGAGCGGCCGACTGAGTTCCGCGCGCATCGCGCGCGACGCCTCGTCGTGCCGGCCTCGAAGGAGAACGCCGCAGCGTGAGCAGCAACCTTGCCGAGCGCGTCGCCAACAAGCGCACCCGGTCGCACCCCCCAGCCGTCCAGCCCAACCACCCCACGCAGCCGGCGACGCTCGTGCAGTTCGTGCAGCGCATGCGCCCGGAGATCGAGCGCGCCCTGCCCGCCCACCTGGGCGGCGCCGATCGGATCGCGCGCATCGCACTGACCGAACTACGGCGCGTCGAGCACCTCGCCGAGTGCACGCAAGAGTCGTTCGCCGGCGCGCTGATGACCTGCTCGGCGCTCGGCCTCGAACCGGGCGGCGTGTCCGGCGAGGCGTACCTGCTGCCGTTCTGGAACAAGAAGCGTCGGGCGTACGAGGTACAGCTCGTCATTGGCTATCAGGGCATGATCAAGCTGTTCTGGCAGCACCCGCTCGCCGCTGGCCTGGATGCGCACACGGTGTACGAGGGCGACATGTTCGAGTACGAGTACGGGCTCGAACCGCGGTTGACGCATCGGCCGGCGCGCGGCTCGGCCAAGGGCCAGCCGACCGACTATTACGCCGTTGCGCGCCTGTCGAACGGTGGCTCGGCGTTCGTCGTCCTCGGAGTCGAGGACGTCGAGACGATCCGCCAGCGCAGCAAGGCCAAGGACTTCGGCCCGTGGTCGACGGACTACGACGCGATGGCCCGCAAGACTGCCATTCGCCAACTCTTCAAGCTCATCCCTAAGAGCGCCGAGCTCGCCCGGGCGGTCGCGCACGACGAGACCGTGCGGCGCGATGCGTCGCCCGAGGGGCTCGACGTGCCCGGGGACTACATCGAGGGCGAGATCGTGTCGCAGCCGGCCCCGCAAGGCGCCGAGCAGGCCACGGTCGAGGAAGTGCCCTCGCAGTTCTCCGGGTGGCCCGAGGCCGCCGAGCCAGCCGCGGCCGACGCCGGGCTGTGAGCCCCGGGCCCGCCGTCCCGACCGGCTGCGGGCATTGGAGCGGCGCCGCCGGCCGCCACTGCCGCGCCCTCGCCGGCGTGCGCCACTACATCACCGGCTACCGCTGCCCCCTGCACACTCCTGCCACCCTCGCCGGCCGCCCCGAGGCGCCCGGCTCATCAACTCCCGTAAGGAGACGCACCGTTGAGCCGCGCCGCGACGGATTGGGTATGGGACCACGCCACCGCGCGAGGTACCGCTCGAACGGTGCTGCTCGCCATCGCTGACAAGGCGAACGCCGACGCCATCGCCTACGCCGGTACCGCGATGCTCGTCCAGCGCACGCGGGCCGCTCGTTCGACCGTGCGGGACGCCATCGACACGCTGCTCAGCTCGGGTGAGCTCGCCGTCGTCGAGGGGGCCACCGGCCCACGCGGGGAGACCGTCTACCGCCTGCCGCTCGTCGCCGCAGCAGGGCACGCCCCGGGGGCCGGAAACCAGCCCGGGCCGGAATCCGGCCCGGGCCGAGGACCGGCCCCCGGGGGGCCGGAATCCGGTACGGCAGGGGACCGGAATCCGGCCCCGGGGGGAGCGGAAACCGGCCCCCAGAACAAGAAGAACGAGAGAGAACAAGAAGCACAGCAGCAGCCGCGCGCGGACACCCGCGCTCGGTCCCCGCTGGTTCCCGAACTGCACGCGCTCGGCGACGCGCTCACCGCCGCCGGCGTCGCCGTCCGCTGGACGCTCGGCCTCGGCGAACAGCGCGACCTCTGGCGCCTGGTCCAGCAGCACGGCGTCGAGACCCTCGTCGAGCTCGCCGCCCGCCGCACTCAACCGGGCGCCGAGCCGAAACCGGCCCGCTACTGGCTACGCGTGTGGGGCGATCTCGACCGCGCACCGACAGCTCGCCCCGGCCCCAACGTCGTACCGCTGCGCGCGTCGGCGCCTGCCGCGTACACCGACAACCTCGCCGCCGGCCTCGCCCTACTCAAAACCCGAAAGGAGGCCACACCGTGATCGCAGACCACATCGCCGCTCTACTCGCCTACGCCGGGCGCCTCGACTCCCGCGTACGCCGTGCCCTCGCCGACCCGCAGCAGTCCGCCCGCACCATCGCCGAATGGACCACCGCTCTCGCCGACGTCCCCGCCACCTTGCCCACCACCGGTTGGGACGCCTCACAGGCAGTGCGGCACTACTACGAGCAGCGCGCCGGCGACCGGTCCGCACAGTTCCGTGCCGTGGAGCCGCACGACGTGCTCGCCGCATGGGCCCCGCACCGCGGCGAGCTCATGAACCGACACACCGACCCCCTACCGGCCGCGGACCCGGACAACCCGAAGGCGTGGCGCGAGGAGCTGCTCGGCACCCGGGCCGCGGTCGCCCACGGACAGGCCGCGCCTGCGCAGTACCGCGCCGAGGTCACCACCGCCGGGCAGAACCGTCTCGCCGCCCTCCTGCCGGGCCTCGGTCGCCGCTACATGCCCGAGCACGTCGCGCGTGACCTCGCCGCCTACCGCCCGGCCCGGGCCCACCGCGAGGCACTCGCCGCCGAGGGCATCCCCGATCCGATGAGCGTTCGCTGCCCGCACTGCCACGCGCGGCCCGACCAGCCGTGCCAAAGCGGATACCGCCGCGCCGACAAAGGCCGCCGAGCCCTGGCCGGTGTCCACCCCTCACGGGTCGAGGCCCTGGTCGCCCAGCTCGGCCCGACCGACGGGGAGCAGGCAGAGGCGGAACGAGCTCGCCTCGCGCGGCTCATGTGCCAGCCACCGGCCCCGCGCGAGACCCGCGCCCGCCACACCACGGGAGGCAACCACCGATGACCCCCACAGCCGCGCGAGCAGTAGTCGCCGCCCACCTGACCGACACCCTCGGCGTTCACCCCCACCTCGCCACCTTCACAGCCGCCGAGCTGCTCGACCGCCTCGCCATCGAAGGATGGGAGATCACCACCACCCGGCACGCGCGACCGGTCGCGCCTCGCGCGCGGGAGACCCGCGGCGCTCGGCGCCTGCTCGCTCGCCTGACTCGTCGCACCCCTGCGGACGGAGACCCGCCCCGGTGATCGCTCGGCGTGCCTTCACGACGCCGCGCCCGGGCATCGCCGCCGCGGCGCCCCGCTCGACCAGAGCGCGCGACAAGCCCCGCGCCCGCCGCGTCAGCAGCCGACACCGCGCCCAACACCTTGCACTGAGGGGGACCAATGACTGCCCGCACCCGTACCCGAGACGACTCACGGCGAGGACGTATCGCCGCCCGAGCATCCGAGCGTGACGCTCGCCGCGACCGCTTTCGCCTGTTGCTCGCCTGCGTCGAGCGTGGCGCGCTCTCCCCCGGGGAGTTCGCTCAGCTCCGCGACGACATCGGGGCCGAGATCGCCGAGCACGAGACCTGCCGACGCAGCGCCGGCGGGCAGCAGGCAGCAGCCATGCGGCTGCACAAGCGGATCGAGGCCGCCGAGCAGGCGATCGTCGAGACCGAGGCCGAGCGCGACGAGCAGGCCGAGCGGCTCGCCGCGGCAACCAAGCTCGCCGGCGCGCTCGGCAGCTACCTGCCCGGCGACGGCTGGCACCTGGTCGAAACGGTTCGGCGCCTGTGCGAGGGCGAGCTCACACCCGAGCAGGCCCTCGCCGAGCCTGTCCACTGACCGGCCTCAAGGAGACCTATCGATGACGTCCGCCGCCATTGCCCGCCGCGAGACCGTCGACGCGCTGCGCACCGTGCGGGAGCTGTGGGGCGAGTTGCTGCTCGCCATCGAGACGCCGCCGGCCGGCGTGTGGCCCCCGCGGCAGCTCACGCACACTCTGCGCGCCGGCGGTGACGAGCCGCTCGTCGTCGAGGACCGTGCGCCGCTCGTGCTGCGCGAGCACCCCGCCCCCCTCAACATGGACGCGCTCGACGCCGGTCTCGGCATTGAGCGGCAGGTCTTCGCCCTCGCGGACACCCTCGCCGCCGCGGTCCAGCGCGCCAGCCACGGGGACCCGCGCCGCTGGGGCTACCAGCACCCGGGCGCACCAGACACACGGGGCGCGGCTGGTTCGCGCGCGCACGGCCTGCACTTCGCGTGCGTGTGGGTCGAGGGGCGCGTGCTTGACGAGGACACCGAGCCCGAACTCGGCGAGCACGGCACCCTCGCTGCTGCCCCGTTCGGCGCCCTGCCCGAGTATCTGCTGCACGAGGCACGGCGCACCGCTCGGAACGCCGAGGGCCGGTTGCTACGCGCCCTCGGCCTCGACGAACGGCATACTCCCTTGCGGGGCCGCCCGTGCCCGTGGTGCGCCGGCGAGCTCACCCTGCACACCGGCCCCGAGCAGGCGCCGACCGTGACCTGCTCGACCGGGTCCGGGTGCCCGGCGCCCGTGGCCGAAGACCGGTACGGCCGGCGTGTGTGGGAGTGGAGTGACTTGTTCAAACTCGCAGCCGCCCTAACTTCTGGGGGCGGCCCGGCATGCCTTGCCACGCAGCATGACAGCGGACGGCCCCGACCGAAGCCGGGGCCGTCCTTCGGCTAGCGGTGCTGCCACCACCAGCATGCGGTTGTGACCAATACGCCGCCGAGAGCGGTTGCGGCCCCCCGCACCACGGCGAATGCTGCGGTACGCGCTAGCTTGCGCACGGGCCTGTTGGAGCGAGGTCGCCGCTCGGGCTCGGGCGGCTTGTTCCTCTCGGTCGTGGAGGCGCTGCCGATGTCGACGTCGGACATACTGATACGTGCTCCTGTCTGCAAGGGCGAGAGCGCGGGCCACCCGCGGCGCCTGAGAAACAATGCGGGTGGCCTGCAGTGACTTCGTGAGGCGAGAGGTCCTCGCATCTGAGTGGGGTGCCTTCGGGCCTGCATACCTGGCCGCTACCGCTCACCGTCCACTCGTCCGGGCGTAGCCTTCCCCTTCCGGCCAAATGACTGTGATCTCTACGGATGCGCAGAGGTCGAGTAGGTCGTCCTCGGGCCTGGATGGCACGAGGAGAGCAAGCCTGCGCGGCGAGGGAGAGATATGCCGGCGGTAGTCGAAGAGTTGGCCAATAGCTAGGCGGATGGCTTCTCGGTGAACGGTGCCCTTCGCCTCAATCAGGACCCCTTCGGTCACGTCGTAGATGTCGGTGTAGAGAGCCTTGAGGACTCCACCCGGAAGGATCTTGTGCCGGACGACCTGGTGCCCTTCGCGACGCAGATACTCGACGTACTCGCGGACAAGGGACGCCTCCCGGCGCTCTGCCTCGTATGGCTCTCGTGACGGGTCGACCAGAGCGCGTTCTGTGTGCTGTTGCTCGACGTCAACCTCGGAGATGCTCAGGCTCGGTTCCGGTGTGTGGGGGAGGCGCGCGCCCTTGTGCGGAGCGACATCCACCGGCCGCAGTCGGAACATGATCACGCTACGGAGTTCGCCGTCGGTGTCAGGGGCGTCAGTGCGATACCAGGGCTCATCGGCAGCAAGCTCAAACTCGCCGATGTACTCAACGGCGCCGGCGCCAACGGCCTGGAAGAGACGAAGCGCACGCTGGTGCTGCCGATGGTTGAGGATGGACAGGTTCCCCTGCGTCATTCGCTGATCACCGTTCTGCCCCTCACCGGCGTAGTGATAGCAGCCGTCCTCTCCCCATCCATCGAAGTACCCGTGCTGACGCCCCTTCGAGGGGTCCGTGAAGAGCAGGATGTTAGGCGAGACACGCGACGGCCCGATGCCTCCCTGCCGGCGCCCCCCATACACCTCGTGCAGCGCGACGCGCTTGAGCCGCTCCCCCTCCTTCACGCTCCACTCGACCACTCGACCTCCGTTTTAGGCATGAAACTGACCCTAAAACTGTACCCCTAACAGGCTCAGGCCGCATCCGCAGCAATGAACTAGAAAAGTCGCAAGGAAACATTTGCGCGCCGAGAAATTGACGCTCATGAATAAATCACCCCCCCTTCGCACCCCCATATCCCCGCTCATCGACATAAAGCGACCGACCAAGAGCCCTCAAGGCCGCCTTGACCCGTTACTCAATCGTGACCTACAGTTGACCGCGCCTCCGGCGTGCCCGGAAACTACGGCCTCCACCGCGCCCCGCCGCAACCCCTCCGCGGCGGGGCGTTCCCATGCCTGCGGGGAGGTGACGCCATGGCCGAGCCGATACGCGGCAAGGATCGCGAAGCAGTCCGACGGCTGCACGCGGAGGGCAAGTCCCGCAACCAGATCGCCCGGAGCATAGGACGCAGCGCGGCCACCGTAAGCAAGATCGCCCGCGAGGCGGGACTCACCTTCGCCGGCGGCGCCCGCGTGGCCGCTGCCACGCAGGCGCGCCGAGCAGACGCTGCCGCGCGCCGCGAACTGCTCGCTGACGAGGCGCTCGACGGAGCGCTGCGCCAGGTCGACCAGGCCGGCGGCGCCGAGTCCGCCCGCGACGCCCGCGACCGCGCCACCGCCGCCCGTGCGCTCACCGAAGTGCACGCCCGCGTCTCCGAGCTCACCCGCCAGACCGGTACCGGCAGCGCCGGCGCCTCGATGCTCGACCGCCTCGCCGACGCCCTGCTCGGGCCGAGCGGAGGTGAACGCGAGGGGGTGTGATGCCCGCGCCGCTCCCCCTGTCCGACAAGCAACTGCGCAGCATCCGCGAGTCGTTCGCCGCCCGCATCTCCATATGGCACGGCAGCGTTCGATCAGGTAAGACCGTGGCGAGTTTGCTCGCCTTCCTGCTCTCGATCCGGCGTGCGCCGGCAACCGGGTTGATCCTGCTGTGCGGGCGCAGCTTGCAGACGATCGAGCGCAACATCATCGAGCCGCTGTCCGACCCTTCGTTGTTCGGGCCGGACGTCGCCTCGGAGATCCGGCACACCCGCGGCGCCACCGTCGCAACGATCCTCGGGCGCACCGTGCACCTGATCGGTGCGAGCGATGCGCGCGCCGAGGGCCGACTGCGTGGCGCGACTGCCTGCCTGGCCTACGTCGACGAGGGCACGCTCATACCCGAGCCGTTCTTTGTGCAGTTGCTCGCGCGCCTGTCTGTCCCCGGGGCGCGGCTGCTGTGCACGACGAATCCCGATTCGCCTAGGCACTGGCTGCGCAAGAACTACCTAGCGCGAGCTGGCGAGTTGGACCTCGCCGAGTGGCACTTTCGGCTCGCAGACAACCCCTCGCTTTCGCCGGCCTACGTCACCGCGCTGTCGGCGGAATACACGGGGTTGTGGCGCCGCCGGATGATTGACGGCGCATGGGTGGTCGCCGAGGGCGCGGTGTTCGACATGTACGACGAGCAGCGCCACGTCGTCGACACCCTGCCCCCTATGCGGCAGCACTGGGTCGGCGTTGACTACGGGACGACCAACCCGTTCGCCGCTGTCCTGCTCGGCCTGGGTGACGACGACCGGTTGTACCTGTGTGCCGAATGGCGTTACGACTCGCGTGCCCGGCGCCGGCAGATGACCGATACGCAGTACAGCGCGGCCGTGCGCCGCTGGCTAGCCGAGCTCGGTGTCGAACCTGTGTGGACCTTCGTCGACCCGAGCGCGAGCAGCATGTCGGCACAGCTTTGGGCCGATGGGCACCCCGGCGTCGCGCGGGCCGACAACAGCGTGCTTGACGGCATCCGCAGCATGTCGAACGCCCTCGACGCCGGCCTGCTGCGTATCCACCGTTCATGCGAGGGATTGCTCGATGAGCTGCCGCAATACGCCTGGTCGGAAGAAGCCGCCGCCCGCGGTGAAGACCAGCCGATCAAGGCGAACGATCACAGCGTCGACGCGGCCCGCTACGCGCTGCATAGCACCGTGAACGAGTGGCGTCACCTGTTGACGCTCGCTGCCTGACCCCCAACGCCACCCCCGCAGGGGCTCGGCCTGAACACCGGGTGAGGGGGTGGCGCATGCCTGCCAAGTGGGCCGATCGCTTCCTCGCCTACGTGACCGACGCCCCCGGCGGTTGCTGGCAGTGGACCGGGTATCTGATGCCCAACGGGTACGCCCGCATCACCGTCGACGGCGAGCGGCAGTACGCGCACCGCCTCTCGTACGAGGTGTTCGTCGCCTCCATCCCCGACGGACTCGTGATCGACCACCTGTGCCGCAACCGCGGGTGCGTCAACCCCTCCCATCTGGATGCCGTGACGCAGCGCGTCAACGTGCTGCGAGGCGAGTCACACGCCGCCGCCCGGGCCCAACAGGTCGCGTGCATCCGCGGTCACCCGTTCGACACGGCCAACACCTACGTAGCAGGCAACGGCACCCGTAAGTCTCGCCGTTGCCGTGCCGCAGCGCGGGATCGTGCTCGCCGCAGACAGGGGGTGACGCGTGTCCCTGCCTGAGAACGGCGCCCCGTGGCCGCCGCCCCACCTGTCCAGCCTGTACCGGGAAATCGCCGTGAATGACGCGTGGTACTCAGGCGACCGGCGCCGGCTCGCCGAGGTCTACCGCACCGAGCGGCAGCGCCGCAGCGACGGCCGACGCCGGCTGTGGTCCCGGCACCGTACTGCCGACGGTTCCAAGGGGGACGACGGCCGGCTGCACATCCCACTCGCCGGCGACATCGCCTCGGCATCAGCCGAGCTCTTGTTCGCCGCGCCCCTCTCCCTCACCGTGGCCGACACCGGCACGCAGGGCCGACTCGAAGAGTTCACCGAAGCGGGAGGGTTGGCGAACACCCTGCTTGAGGCAGCCGAAGTCGGGGCCGCACTGGGCGGGACGTTCCTACGGGTCACCTGGGATGCCGAACTAGCCACCCGTCCTCTCCTCACCGTGATGCACCCCGACAAGGCTCTGCCCGAGTTCTCGTACGGAATGCTGCGGGCCGTGACATTCTGGCGCGAGCTGCCCGGCAGCGAGAACGAGAACGTATGGCGTCACCTCGAACGGCACGAGCGCGGGCGCATCGTCCATGCGTTGTACCAGGGAACGCCCGACCGAGTGGGTACCCGCGTGCCGCTCACCGAGCACCCCGAAACCATCGGCCTGGTCGGCTCCCTCGACGCCGAGGGCGACTCCATCACCACCGGCGTTGACGCGCTCACCGCTGCGTACGTACCCAACGTGCTGCCCAACCGCCGCCGCCGTGGCTCCCCCTTCGGACGCTCGGATTACGACGCTCCCCTGCACGACCTGATGGACGCGCTTGACGAGACGTGGTCGAGCTGGCTCCGCGACATCAGGCTCGCCCGCGCGCGGTTGATCGTCCCGGACGCCTACCTACGCGACCACGGCCCCGGCCGCGGCGCCTCGTTCGACGACGACCGGGAAATCTGGGCCGCGTTGTCCATGCCGCCCACCGAAGGCGCCGGCATCACCTTGTCGCAGTTCGCGATCAGGGTGGCCGAACACCAGGCGACGTCCGACGCGATCGTGCGCCAAGCCGTACAGTCCGCCGGCTACTCACCGGCCACATTCGGCATGGACGACCAAGGCGCGGTAACCGCGACCGAAGTCAAGGCGAGGATGCGGCGCAGCACAACCACGCGCGAGAAGAAGGCCCGTTACTGGGCGCCGGCCCTCGCCGACATCCTGCACGTTGCGCTCATGCTCGACCGCCGCCTGTTCGTTCCCTCGCTCGTCGTCGACCGGCCCCGCGTGGCGTTCGGCGACGGGGTGAGCGAGGACCCGGCCAGCGTCGCCCAAACCCTCTCGCTGCTCACACAGGCACAGGCCGCGAGCGTCGACACGCGTGTGCGTATCCTGCACCCCGATTGGGACGAGGGGCGCGTGCTGGCCGAGGTCGAACGCATCCTCACCGAAACGGGGCAAGCAGTGCCCGACCCCATGCAGGCCGGGCACCTGCCGTAAATCCGACTACACCTCGCGCACGCGACGGGCATCCGACCAGGCGAGGACTGCGTCACAGCACTGACCCACGGCACCAAGGGTCACTAACGCCCATATTATTTCGGGCTGTTGGACCTGCCCGGTTGCTATGGCCACTGCGATTGCCCCACCACTGATCGTGCTCCACCGAATGGCCGGTCGCGGGACTCGCACAACGAGCTCGCCACGTCGGCGCGCGCTCTCTCTAGCTGCCTCACTATTCTTCAACTCGGCTCTTCCTTAAGGGAGTTGCTGTCAGGATTACCAGGACGCGCGCTCGTACCCGGGGTCATGATGACAGAGCACCCCCTTGGAATCCTAAACTACTCTTCATATCCTCCCTTCGTATGAGGAGTTTCCGGTATCGGAAACCTGCAATTCGCAGGAGTTCAGGGGATGCGCGGTGCGCTTCCAAGGAGCTCGCCGCGCTTCAACCTTCCAAGTGCGTGCCATGTGAAGCGAGTCACAGTGAGGGGTCGTCGTGTCGATTCACCCCGGCCTCGTCGAAGACCTGTCAGCCAGCGTCCGCGACCTGTACGAGGATGCCGAGCAGCGGCTGCTCGGCCTCGTCGCCCGGCAGCTCACCGACGGGTTCGAGGCGCCCGGGTGGGCCGTGGCCAAGCTCGCCGACATCCAGCCGCTACGCCGCGCATCGCAACAGGTCGTCAACTCGCTCTCAACTGCGCTTGACCTTGAGGTGTGGGACGTGGTCGCCGAGGCGTACAACATCGGGGCGCAGGCCGGCGTCGCTGAGCTCGGCGCCCTCGACGACACCGACCGCCAGCGCATCGCCGAGTCGACTCCGGCGACGCGCGCCGTCGACCGGATCGCGCAGGAAACCGTCGACCTGGTCACCGCCACGCACCGCGGCATTCTCCGCGGCGTCGAGGACGGCTACAGGCAGGTGATCAGCGAGGTATCCGCAACCCCGCTGCTGGGCATCGACACTCGCCGACAGGCGACGCAACGGGCCATGGAACGGTTCGCCGACCGCGGGCTGCGCACGTTCGTCGACCGCGGCGGGCGTGCGTGGCAGATGACGAGTTACGCCGAGATGGCCGTACGGACGGCAACCGGCCGCGCCGCGGTAGAGGCGCACGGCGACAAGCTTCGCGCCGCCGGCATCGACCTGGTCATCGTCAGCAACGCCCCGCACGAGTGCCCCATCTGCGCTCCGTACGAGGGCAAGGTGCTGTCGCTTGATGGGCCGGACGGTGCCCGCACCATCAAGGCCGAGCACGCCACCGAGGACGGGCGCACCGTACGGGTACGAGTGGCCGGCAGCGTCGACGAGGCTCGGGCCCGAGGCTTTCAACATCCCAACTGCCGGCACTCTGTCGCCGCCTACCTCCCGGGTGTGACCCGCGTCCCCGAGGACGCGTCCGAGGACCCTGACGGGTACGAGGCCACACAGAAGCAGCGCACCATCGAGCGCGGCATACGCAAGTGGAAGAACCGCGCCACTTCGGCTGTGACCCCCGAGGCCAAGCGGTCCGCCGAGGCCAAGGTGCGGCAGTGGCAGGCCAAGCAACGCGAGCACCTACGCCACCACCCCGAGCTCATCCGCCGGCGCGAGCGCGAGCAGCTCGGCGCCGACAACCTCCCCCCGGACACTGGCACCGCCGGCCGCCCCGGCACCCCGACCGGCCCCGGCTCCGACGTGTTCGAGGCCGCGCGCGTGCGCGCCGGCGACGAGCGCACGCTGCCCGAGCTCACCGACGAGCAGCTCGGCGCCGCTATCCGGGCTGATGCCCTCGACCGGCGCGACCGCGACCGCATGCGCAGCGAAGCCGACCGGCGCGACGAGGCCGAGCTGCTCGACCGGTTGCGCCCCGATGGCCGGCTCGCCGAGCCGCTTACGCAGTTCAGCGACGACGAGCTCGCCGCGGCGTTCCCGCACCTGGGTGACGACGAGCTGCTGCGCGTGGTGGCGGAGCTTGACCGGCGCGATGTCGACGCCGCGTTGCCGGCCGCGCGCCGCGACCTCATCGGCCTGTCCGACCGCGAGCTCGCCGCGCGAGCGCGCAACGCCGACGAGGCCGAGCGGGCCGAGATCGCCGCCGAGGCCAACCGGCGCCGGCTGCTCGCCGAGGTCTTCCCAGGTGGCCAACTCGCCGCGGACCTGCCCACCATCGGCGACGACGTCCTCGGCTGGGCCATCCGGTACGCGACACCCGAGGATGTCGAGCGGATCGCTGACGAGCTCGACCGTCGGTACCCGCCGGCCCCGCTCCCCGAGGCCGCCGGCGCGCACACCATCGAGGGGCAGCTCGCCGACCGGGCCGCCATCGACGAGGCCCTCGCGCCAGCGGCCGAGCCCGACGACTGGGGCTCGCTCGCCCTCGACCACGATCCGTACGCCGGCATGACCGCCGCCGAGCGATGGGTCGCCGAACGCGAGGATGCCGCCGCGGCGCAGCGCACCGCCTACACCCGCGAGCAGATCCGCGAGAGGTACCGCGAGCACGTGTGGTCGCAGTACATGACCGCCGAGGACGCTACACGCGGCTACCTACTGAACCGCAAGGCGCAGTCGGCTGGTATCGACCCTGCGACGCTGTTCACCGGCCCGGCACACGTGGCATACGCCCGGGCGAGTGAAGACCTGATTCGGTGGTGGCAGGAGCATCCGCGCCTTACGCTGGCCGAGTACACAGAGCAGATCACCGGCGTGAGGAACTCCGCCGCGGAGACCGCGCGCAAGTCGCGCGATGACCGACAGAACCGACTCTGAGGGGGCACCCGTGGGCACTCGGGCCGAACTCGTCCGAGCCATCAACGCCGGCGCCGAGGCTGGCCGTCGAGGAGACCCGGTCACCGTGTGCCCCTTCCCTGCCGGCGACCTACGCCGCTCGGCATGGGTGCGCGGCTACGCCCGCGCACGACCACTGCCCGACGAGGCAGACGACTAAGCACTCGCCCACCTCAGCACCCCACAGGGGGCCCGCACCAGCGGGCCCCCTTCTTCATGCCCGCGCACCGAAAGGACGGATCACGCATGTCTGACCCCACCCCGTTGCCGACCCCCGCACAGACCGACGCACCCCCGGCGCCACCCGCGCCCACACCGGCCGCCCCCGCGCCTGCCGGTACCGCGGCGCCGGTCCCCGCGGTTGTTGACCGCGCGGCCGAGCAGCGCGCCACCGAGGCCGAGCAGGTAGCCCAGCGCGCACAGGCCGAGCGCGACGAGCTGCTCGCCGCGCTGCGTAGCGTGCTGGACCCCAGCGGCGCGGCCGGCGAGCAGGACCCCGCCAAGCTCGCCGAGCAGGCCACCACCGAGCGTGACGCCGCACTCGCCGACGTGCGGCATCTGCGCGTCGAGCTCGCCGCCCACCAGGCCGCGCACAAGGCCGGTGCCGACCCCGTGCGACTCCTCGACTCCCGCGCGGTCGAGAAGCAGCTCGGTGCCCTCGACCCGAGCAACTCGGCGTTCGCCGAGCAACTCGACGCCGTGATCGCCGCGGCGGTCGAAGCGAACCCGCTGCTGCGCGCTGCAAACACCGCACCGGCCGGCCCGACCAAGGGCGGCGCCGACTTCACCCCGGGCAACCCGCAAACCGTCACGCCCGAGCAGTTCGCCCGCATGACCTACACGCAGCGCGTCGAGCTCCACCAGGCGGACCCCGACCTGTACCGGCAGCTCTCTGCCGCACACGAGTAAGGAGGCCGCCACATGGCGACCGGAAAGACCACCGCGGCACAAATGATCGTGCCGGACGTCTGGGCCGACATGGTGCAGGCAAAGGTCAAGGGCGCACTTGTCCTTGGCACCATGACACTCAACGACACCACCCTCGAAGGCAAGCCCGGCGACAGCGTCAACTTCCCCAAGTGGAAGGCCCTGACGGAAGCCGAGGACTTGACCGAGGGCACACCGATGACGCCCGAGCAGCTCGGCACCGACCCGGGCAACTCGGCCACCATCAAGGAGGCCGGCAAGGCCGTTGAGATCACCGACAAGGCGAGGCTCGTCGCGTTCGGCGACCCGTACGCGGAGACGCAGCGACAGCTCGGCCTACTGATCGCCCGCAAGATCGACAAGGACCTGACAGCCGCGGCCGAAGCTCCCGGCGGCATCGTCGTCAACGCCGCCGACAAGGCCCTGTCCTGGGATGTACTCGTTGACGGCATCGCGCGGTTCGGGGACGAGTGGGAACCGGACAACATGGCCGGCATCATCATTCACTCGCTGCAACGCGCGAGCTTGTACAAGGACCCAAACTTCATCAGCGCCGACAAGTTCGGTTCGGGCGCCGTGATCCCGCGCGGCGTCATCGGCCAGATCGGCGGCGTGAACGTCTTCGTTTCCGACCGTGTCACCACCACACCGGGCGACGGCACCAACCCGGCGACATACAACGCGCTGATGGTGCGGCGCGGCGCCCTGGGCCTGCTCTACAAGCGCCGGCCGATCGTCGAGACCGACCGCGACATCCTCGCCCGTACGACCGTGGTCACCACCAACGTGCACTACGCCACACACCGACTCGACGACTCGGGGATCGTCGTGCTCACCACCCGAGGGGCGGCGTGATGCTGCTGCGCCGGCATCACCCCAAGGGAAACGATTCCCCTCCCGAAGACGACGAGGACACCACCGAACATGACCAGGACGACGGGCCGCCGGCGAAGAAGCCGACGGCCCGTTCTGCTGCCCGCGGCAAGAGGGGGTGATCGTGGCCCGCCAGCCCTACGCGACCCCCGAGGCCCTCACCGCCTGGACCGGTCAGCCGGCCCCCGCGGACGCCGAGCGGCTGCTCGCCCGGGCCGGCGAGGACATCGACTCGGCGCTGCTCACCGCGGTGTACGCCGTCGACGAGGACGGCGACCCGACCGACCCCACCGTGCGCGCCGCACTGAGCGACGCCACGTGCGCACAGGTCGAGTACCAACTCGCCGCCGGCGATGACGGCACCGGGGCCGGCGGACAGTGGGACTCGGTCAGCATCGGCCCCGTATCCCTGTCCGGGCGCAGCTCGACCACCGCGGCGACGACCGGCGTCGACCTCGCCCCGCGCGCCGCCCGGGCCCTGCGCCGCGCCGGCCTCACCCCGGGGCAGGTGATCCCATGGTGACCCGCGTTCCCGAGGTCCTGCTGCGCCACCGCATCCGCATCGAGCCGTACCTCGCCGACACCGCGTACGGCCCCACCTACGGGCCGCCCGTAGAGGCCGTGCCCGCACTCGTCGACCCCTCGCCGCGCATGGCCCGGGCACCGGACGGACGGGAGTTCACCGCGGCGGCCACGTTCATCGCCGCCCCGGATCTCGACTGCCCGCTCGGCTCGCGCATCACGCTGCCCGACGGACGCACCGCGACCGCGACCACCATCGCCCGCCACACCGCCCCGGGCCTGCCGGTCCCTGCCTGTACGGAGGTGACGACCGAGTGAGCCGCGCCGCCCGAGCCCGCGTCCAGTGGAACGGCGGGCAGGTACTCGACCGCGCCAGGCAAGGCGCCCTGCGCGGACTGCTGCTCGGCGCCGAGCACCTGCTCGCCGAATCCCGCACTGAGGTACCGATCGCCGAGGGCACCCTCGAACGCTCCGGCGCAACCAGCGTGGACGAGACGAACCTCGTCGCCGGCGTCACCTACGACACCCCCTACGCAGCGCGGGTGCACGAGGACATGTCCGCCCGGCACAGTCCCGGGCGTAAGGCCAAGTTCCTCGAAGACCCGGTCAACCGCGAGGCCCGCCCCATCGGCGAGCTGATCGCCGCGCAGGTCCGGCGGTCGCTGCGCTCATGACGTACACCGTCGATCTCCTCGATGGCCTCGCGCGCCTGCTCCACTCCGCCGGGGTCGGCGTCTACCGGCCCGACGGTGTGTACGCCCCGGGCGAGACCGCGATCACCATCGCCGCGCTTCCCCCCGCCCCGGATCGCGTGGTCTGCCTGACCGCGTACCCGGTCGCCGAGTCGGCCGCGCTCACCGACACCACGACCGGTGTGCAGGTGCGCACCCGCGCGGGCCCGGACCCGCGCGACGTCCTCGCCCTGGACGACCAGGCGCACGCCGTGATGCACGGCTCCACCGGGCACCGCTTCGGTGGCGTGCCGGTGCAGCTCATCTACCGCGTGTCCGCCGCCCCGATCGGTGGCGACTCCTCCGGCCGCTGGGAGCGCAGCAGCAACTACCACTGCCGCGCTCACCACGCGGCCCCCCATCTTGAGTAGGGAGACCCCGCCTTGACTACGCCGACACCCCCGGCTGAGACCGTCACCGCGCTGGCGCGCCGGTACCGCCTCGAACTGGACACCGGCACCAGCGGCACACCGAGTTGGGCGCTTGTCCCAGGGGTCGCTGAGTTCACGCCGAAGATCGAGCCCACCCAGCAGGACGTCACGACCTACGACGCGGAGGGCTGGGCCGAGCAGGCCGTCACCATGCTCGCCTGGTCCATCGAGGCCACCCTCGTACACCGAGCCCACCCGACCACAGGCGCCTTCAACGCGGCACAGGAAGCGTTGCGTAAGGCATCGAAGTCGTTCGGTGCCAAGAGCTACGTACGGGTGCGCTGGTACGACCGGACCGGCGCCGACGACGCCCAGGAGGGCACCGCCCTGGTGACGTGGGAGCCCGAGGGGGGCGGGCCGGAAGAGGTGGACAAGATCAAGGTCACCCTTACCGGGTCGGGCCCGCTCATGGAGATCCCCACCCCGGTCGCACCCGCCGGTGTGGCCGCCGTGGCGAAGACGTTGAAGGCGGCGAGCTGACGTGGGGTTCGACGCACTCGACGAACTGCTTGACGAGTCTCTGCCCCTGCCGATCGGGGGGCGGGTATTTGTCGTGCCCGCCCCGTCGGCCGAGGTAGGGCTCAGGACTCAGGCGATCATCAACGCCGCGGCCCTCGCTGCCGACGGCGGAAGGGTTGACGAGCAAGTTCTCTCGGACGCCGCCGAACGGGATCTCTACCGCGACGTACTCGGGCCCGCGCATGGCGAGATGGTCGAGGCCGGTGTCACCTGGCCCGCGCTCAAGCACGCCGCGATCACTGCCATGGTGTGGATCGCGCAGGACAAGGCCGCCGCAGAGCAGTACTGGAACTCGGCCCCAAATCGGGCGGCCCCGAATCGGGCGGCCCGCCGCGCGTCGAGCCGATCGGCTGCGGCGAGCGAGACCCCGAGTCGGGGCTCTTCGAGTGGTACGAGGACCCGCCCGGCACGCGAAAAGAGCAGGGCCCGCACACCTCGGTGACGTGGGCACAGATCCTCACCCACTGGCCGCACGTGGAGGCCGACCTACACGAGGTCTACGGCATCGACGTCGGCGCCCCGGGCCTGCTCCGTGCCCGTTCGTGGCGCTGGCTCCGTACCCGCATCGAGGGACTGCTCAGCGCCGAGTCCCGTCTCGCGCGTCTGCTCACCCCTGACCCACCAGCCGCCCCCGGCGGCACGACCACCAGGGGGTGAGCCATGGCGTTGATGGTCGGTGAGTTGGCCGCGACGATCACCGTGGACGACTCCGGCGCCATCGCTGGTGTGCGCCGGGCCGAGGCGACTATGCAGGCCGGCGGCGACCGGATCACCGCAACCGCCGACCGGGCGGGACAGCAGGCCGGCGACGCGCTCGGCGACGGCCTCGCCGACGGGGCCGCCGACGGTGCGGACGCCGCCGCCGGCGGCATGGAGACAGCACTACGCGGGATGGCCGCCGCCGCGATCGGCGCCGCCATCGGTGGCGCTCTGATGGCAGGCATCGGGCAGGCCCTCGAACAGAGCGCCGTCCCCGGGCAACTCCAGGCCCAGTTGGGGGCCACGGGGCCGGTAGCCGCGCAGTACGGCAAGGCCGCCGGCGCACTGTACGCCGGCGCGATCGTGGACTCGGTCGCCGATGGCGCCGAGGTGCTAAAGGGCATCGCGCAGAACGGTCTGCTCCCCCCTGAGGCCACCCAGGGGCAGGTCCGGCAGATGGGGCGCCGCGTCGCGGATACCGCGGCTGTGATGGGCGAGGACGTCGGGAAAGTCTCACGCGCTGTCGGAGTGATGCTAAAGAGCGGCATCGCAAAGAATGCCGATGAGGCAATGAATGTCCTCGTAAAGGGCGCGCAGAAAGGCGTCAACTCCGCCGAGGATTTGCTAGACACTTTCACTGAATATCCTATTCAATTCCGTGATCTCGGCATTGACGCAAAGACCGCGATGGGTCTCATGCAGCAGGGCCTACAGGGGGGCGCTCGCGACGCTGATACGGTCGCTGACGCCCTAAAGGAATTCGCCATTCGCAGTAAGGATATGTCCGAGGGAAGTGTGCAGGCTTTCAAGGACATTGGCCTGAATGCGGACCAGATGGCCGCCACTTTCACCAAGGGTGGCCCCGAGGCGAGCAAGGCACTCGGCGACGTCCTTAAGCGGGTCAAGGCGATTGAGGACCCGGCAAAGCGAAATGCGACTGCGGTCGCCCTTTTCGGCACCAAGGCCGAGGACCTACAGAGCGCACTCTTCAAGCTCGATCCGACCACCGCCGTACAGGCACTCGGCGACGTCAAGGGCGCCACCGACAAGGCCGGCGACGCAATGCGCAACAACGCTGCCGCTAAGTTCGAGATGTTCAAACGCGGCGTTAATCAAAAGATTGTCGGCGTGCTTACCACGTACGCCATTCCGGCGTTGATGAAGGGTGCCGAGTACGGTCTCGCGTTCGGCCGCGCGATGGGAACGGCCGGTGCATTCGTCGCCCGGCATTCCACCGCGTTCACCGTCGCCGCCGGCGTGATCACCCTGGTGATGCTCCCGACCTTGGTACGCCTCGCCGTGCAGAGCGCTGTCACGACTGGCGCTGTGGTGACGGGGTGGGCCACGCAGGGTGCGGCCAGCGTCGCCGCTGGTGGACGCTTCGCCGTAGCGAACGCGCTCATGCTCGCCGGTTGGGTACGGCAGGGCGCCGCCGCGACCGCGACCGCCGCCCGCGTGGTCGCCGCGTGGGTGCTGATGGGCGCACAGTCCATGATCCAGGCCGCGCGGATGGCCGCGGCGTGGCTGATCGCCATGGGCCCGATCGCCCTGGTTGTCGCCGCCGTAGTCGGCGTAGTCGCCGCCGTCATCGCCAATTGGGGAAAAATCAAGTCCGCCACTAGCGCGGCATGGAATTGGATTCAGAGCAAGGTCACCGGCGCCGCGCGCTTCATGTTGAATGCGTTTCTGTCTTGGACGATCGTCGGCACCATCGTCAAGCACTGGAACGCAGCCAAGGCGGGCACGGTGCGCGTATGGAATGCATCCGTGGCATTCGTCAGGAGCGTGCCCGGACGCATGTTGGGTTTCTTCCTCAATTGGACAATCGCCGGATTGATCGCCCGTCACTGGCAATCCGCCAAGGACGCCACGGCACGCAAGGGTGTCGAAATGGTCACTTGGGTGCGTGGCCTACCCGGGCGCATATCTCGCAGCATTGGCAACCTGGGCGGCCTCCTTACGGGGGCTGGCCGTGACGTCGTGCGGGGTATGTGGACCGGAATTCAGAGCATGGGCGGGTGGCTGAAAAGCAAGCTGACAAGCTGGGCGAAGGACGCCGTACCGGGCCCCATTAAAAAGGCTCTGAAAATCTTTTCTCCGTCGCGCGTCATGGCGGAGTTGGGCCGCTTCGCCGGACAGGGTCTCGTCCAAGGACTCACCGGTACGACTCCGCAAGTCGCCGCCGCGTCTAAGAAGGTCGCCGACTACATTCGGCGCGCTTTCCAGGAGGAGACGAGCGCGCAGATCACGCGGGACCGAAAGGCACTCGCCCGACTGGCCGGGCAGCGTGGTCGGGCCGCCGCGCGGGAGCGCGCGCGGCTGCGTCGGGATATCGCGGCGCAGCAGCGCATCCAGCGTGCGGGCGACCCGCTCGCGAAGCGCATCGCCAAGGGCAACGCGCTCTTGGCCGCGGCTGCGAAGAAGCGCGACCAGGTCGCCGGCAAGCTGAAAGCCGCCGAGGACAAGCTCAAGGGGCTCCAGCAGGAGTGGACGCAGACCCGCGACCAGGTCGCGGGCGGCATCGTGCAGGCCGCGAACATCACCCGCGCCATGGGCGGCGGAGTAGACGTGTCCGCCGAGTCGATCCTCGAACGGCTGGCCGGAGATGTGCAGAAGGCGAAGCTGTTCGATACGCGGCTAGACAAGCTGCGGAAGAAGGGCCTTGCCGGGGCCCTGATTGAGCAGATCGCACAGGCAGGCGTCGAGGGCGGGAGCGCCACCGCCGCCGCCCTGGTCGCCGCGACGCCCGAGCAGATCAAGGCCATGAATCAGCAGCAAGCCGCCTTGACTGCGGCGGCCAAAGCTGCGGGTGGCACGACCGCCGACGTCATGTACGGGTCCGGCATCGCCGCCGCTAAGGGCCTGGTCGCCGGGCTCAAGAGCCAACAGCGCGCGATCGAGATGCAGATGCTTGCCATCGCGAAGGGGATGCAGGGAGCGATCCGGCAGGCGCTCAAGATCAAGTCTCCGAGCAGGGTCATGGCCGCTCTCGGCCGCTTCATCCCCGCCGGCCTGGTGGCCGGCATCAAGGCGGGCGCACCGGCGGTCGATCGCACCATGCGACGGCTCGTGCCTGTACCGCCGGCCCCCGCGCCGACCCCGGCCGGCCGCACCACCGCCGCGGCGACGAGCAGCATCTCGGCCGGGGTGCACATCGAGCACTGGCACGCCGGAAGCGCGACCGCCGACCAGACCGCATACGCCCTTGCGTGGCACGCCAAGGCAAGGGGGTGACGGATGGCACCCGGTGACCTGGTCAACCGCCCCGGACACGTCGAGATCACGGGGCCGGGCGGCACAGTGCTGCTCGGCCCCGGCACCCCGTACGGCTGGCGCACCCTGACCGGCTGGGAGGAGACGCCCCCGTACGACTCGGGCACCGTGCCGCGCGCTGGCGCGCACGGCGCCTACCTGGGGCGATTGCTCGCCCAGCCGCGGACCATCGCGCTCGACGGTCTGACCATCCGCACAGATCCCGGCCGGATGAGCGCTGCCGTACGGGCCCTGGCCGCGGCGACCGCGCTCGCAGACGACGAGCTGCCGCTCGTGGTGCAGCTCGACGACGCGCCGCCGCTGCTGATGTTCGCTCGGTGCATCCGCCAGGCCGTGCCCACCGCGGCCGGTGGGTACGCGCTCGGCGTCGTCACCGAGGGCTCGGTGCAGTTCGAGGCGACCGACCCGCGCCGATACGGCCTAGTCGAGCAGGTCGTCGAGACCCAGCTACCGGCCGCCGAACCGGGCCTCAACTGGGCCACAGCGGGGCTGGCCTGGCCGCTGGAGTGGGGAACGCCCGGATCAACGGGCGCGCTCACCGTCGTGAACGAGGGTGACGCCCCCGCACACCCCGTGATCACCTTCCGGGGGCCCGTCGATACCCCCTCGATCACCAATCTGACCACGGGCGACGTCCTCGAATATGAGACACCGCTCGCAGCGTCCGACGTGCTCACCATCGACACCGGCGCCGGAACAGTGCTGCTCAACAGCACCGCTAGCCGACTCGGAGACGTGAGCCCCCGCAGCGTGCCCGAGGAGTCGTTCGTACTTCCCCCGGGCACGACGACGCTCATTTACCGCGCCGCCCCTGGATCAGACCCGCAGTCCACCGCCGCCGTGCGCTTCCGCTCGGCCTACTGGTAGAGGAGAGACCCGCATGACTGTCCGGTCCGGCTGGCTACTGACCAGCGGGCAGACCCGCGAGGACACACGACTCGTGCCGGTCGGCACGATGGTGCCCGAGGACCCCATGCGCACCCGCGCCGGCGTGATCGCGGGCGGCGACTCCCTCGCCGCCACGAGCGCCGGCCCCATGCAAGTGCAGATCGGAACCGGGCGCGCCGTCGTGCAGGGCACCGACGCGCAGGGCGCCTACCCGGTCGCCGTCACCGCTCCGGAAGTCCTGACAGTGACCGACGGCGACGCGCTGCACCCGCGCATCGACATCGTGGCCCTACGGGTCCGCGACGGCCTGTACGACCCTGACTCGGCCGGGCAGACGCTCGCCACGATCGAGATCATCCAGGGACAACCGACTACGCCACCCCAGCCCCCCGCGCTGCCGCCCGCCACGCTCCCGCTGTGGCATGTGGCCGTCCCCGCCGGTACCTCAGCCGGGACCGGTGGAGTGCCGTGGTCGAGCGCGCTGGCCGACCGGCGCCGGTACACCGCGGCGTACGGCGGCATCATCCCCCGCGGCACCGCCGCAGACGCCGGCCCGTATGACGGCGCGTACGCCGACCACGGCGGCACGCTCATGCGCTGGTCCGCATCCGCCGGGGCGTGGCAGGTCTACCGGCACCCACCCGCACCGCCGGTCACCGCGACTGGCTCGGCCGTGGCCGTAGCCGCGCCCGGCTGGACCCTGCACAACGCCCAGGGCGTACGCACTGCCGGCATGATCACAGTGCGCGTGCAGGTGGAGCGCACCGGCCCCGACTACGGGCCCGCCGCCAGCGACGGCAACTTGGTGGACCTGTTGATGTTCACCGTCCGGCCAGAATGGCGCCCGCACGCGATCTACGGCGTCGAGCGCATGCCGACGATCGTCACCGACTCGTACGGCGATGGTGCCGGGTACCTCACCCCGAACAGCGGCGCGTTCGAGCTCGTGTCGTGGGGCCCGGGGGCGAAGGTCGTCAAGGAGCGGTGGCACCGCGTGCTCATGACCTACCCCGCGCCGTGACGAACGGGGGTGCCGTGAACGCCTTCCGCGTGCTGTTCTGCGATCTGCGCACCGATCAGCTACTCGACGCGCTGCCGGTGCACGGCCTGACGCTCGATGACTGGATCGGGAAGGCGGGGACGCTCGGTGGCGCGATCCCCGTGCCGAACGCCAGCTTGGCCGCGCGGGTGCGGCGCGCTGTCGTCCCCGGCCGCACGGCGGTATGGGTCATGCACGGCCGGCAAGTGTGGTGGGGCGGCATCCTGTGGACCGCCACCGTCCAGAGCGACGACCGCGGCACCCTCACCATGCCGATTCAGGCCGGCACGTTCGACTCGTACCTCGATCACCGTCGCGTCTTCGCGACGATCAAGCACACCAAGGCTGATCAGTACGAGATCGTGCGGGCGCTGCTCGCCTACGTGCAGTCCACCACCGGGGGCGATATCGGCATCGAGTACGACGTCACCGCGTCGGGCGTGGTCCGCGATCACGTCGTCAGCCGGTACGACGTGGCCCCGGTGCGCGACGTCCTCGACCAGCTCGCCGCGGCCGAGTCCGGGTTCGAGTGGCGGATCGCGTCGCAGCTCGACGCCGACGGCCGCCGCGTCAAACGGCTTGTGCTCGGCCAACCGGTGATCCGGTCGGGCGCGAGCGAGATCGTGCTCACCCATCCCGGCTCGGTCATCTCGTACTCATGGCCGATCGACGCAACCACGCTCGCGAACACCTGGCAATCGCGCGGCGCGACCGACAACACCAACCAGGCCGCCGAGAGCACGCCGTTGCTGTCGCGTCTGTTGGAGCCGACCGCCGACGAACTCGCGGGCTGGCCCCGCCTCGACGGGGCGAGCGACTACTCGACGATTGCCCGCCTGGCGGACCTCGACGCCCGCGCCCGCGCCGATCTCGCCCGCGCCCGCACACCCCGGGTCATCCCGGAAATCACCGTGCGCCTGACACCGGACATCACTCCGGCACTGCTCGGCGCCACCGTGCGCCTGCGCATCCGGGACCTGTGGCACCCCAACGGCCTCGACGTCCGATACCGCGTGGTCGGCATGGCCGTGACCCCGCCCGAGCGCGGCGCCGCCGAGTCCGCCCGCCTGTACCTGGAGATCCCCTGATGGCCACAATCCCGCTCGACCTGCTCGACCGTATCCGCGCACTCGAACGCCAGGTGCGCGAGCTGACGGGCCGCGCGCAGATGCGCCCCCCGCTCAACACCGTGACCTCCGGAGCGGTGACCATCGGCGGGGGCGGCATCCTGCAAGTGCAGCAGCCAACCGGCGCAGTTGTCTTCCATGTCGGCCAGTCGGGGGCGGGTGACTGGGGCATCCTGATGCAGCGCGAAGACGACCGTCCCGCCTTCTCCGTGGGCGGCGGTCGGGACGCGCTGTCCGCGCAGACGGTAAGGCTCTGGGCCCGCTCCGGTCGCGTGCTGGTGATGGACGACCCGTACAGTCCGCGGTTCCTGGGCCGCCCGTACACGAGCGTTCCGCTCTACCCCACCGCCGCGCAGGCGAGCACGTCGAGCACGTACGGCTTCGCGTGGGTCGGCGGGGGGCCCGCACACAATCCGGTCGCCGTGCTCCAGACGGCGACCTGGGCTGGCGCCGGGGGCGGCCAGGTGCGCATCACGATGACGCCCGAGGGGGGCACCGCTACCAAGGTCGCCGAGTACGACGTCCCCGCTTCCTCCTGGCTCACCAAGACGATCACCCAGCCCCTTCACGGGTGCGACTACCTGACGCATGTGCACTGGCAGATCGAGCACCGCGCGAAGACGGCCGGGCAGAGCGTCGAGACGCGCGTCTTCTCCAGCTACACCCGGCAATGCGCGTCCGCCGCCGAGGAACCATCGCCGCCGCCCGGCGCCGCCGCGGCCCGCACCGCCGCCGCGCCCCAGCCGCCCCTGCCACCCCCGGACCCCGCCCCACCCACCGCCGGACTCGACCGGCCCCCGGCCTAGGAGCCTCGCCCGTGCCCCTGCCCGACGCGATACCCACCGTCACGGTGACCGGCCGGTATCTGACGCTCGACGGCAAGCCCCTGTCCGGACAGGTGATCTTTCGCGCCCCCGCGATGCTCACTTTCCCTCGGGCCGACGTAGTGCTCGCCGGGCCCACTGTGGCCCAGCTCGACGCAGCCGGCCGCTTCGAGGTGACGCTACCGGCCACCGACGCGCCCGACATGTCGCCGACCGGATGGTCGTACACCGTCGCCGAACAGCTCGCCGGAGTGCCGACCACCCGGCCGCCGTTCCAGGTGGTGCTGCCTGCCGCGACGCCCGAGGTGGATATCGACGACCTTGCCCCGACCGATCCCACGACCCCGAACTACGTGCCTGTGAAAGGCGACCCGGGACCACCCGGCCCCGCGGGTGAACCGGGCCCGCCCGGCGCCCAGGGTGACCCGGGCCCCGCTGGTGCCCCGGGCGCGCCCGGGGTGGTCCAGTCCGTCAACGGGCAGTCCACCGCCACTGTGCAGCTCGGCGCGGCTGACGTGCACGCCGTGCCCGACACCGCGCCCGGCGCCGCGCTCGGCGTGGCGCAGCTCGACGCCGCCGGCCGCGTACCCGCCGCCCAACTCCCCCCCGGTCCCGGCACGTGGGGGCCCACCGACTACGGCCTCGCCGGGTGGGCGTACGACCTGGCCGCCGGGTCGCCAGCGCCCGGGGACATGCCGCACCAGGCCGGCCGCCTGTACCTCATCGGCGTACCGCTCCGGCAGGCCGCCACCGTCCGCCGCCTGGTCGTGCACACCATGAAGTACGACCGGGCCGCGTCCGGGCTCACCACGGCTCACCTGGGGCTGTACGACGCGAGCCTCACTCGTCTCGCGACGACGGGCGACGTCGCCGCGCAGTGGCCGGCCGAGGCCCGTATCGGCGGGTCGCTCACCCGCTGGGACCTCCCCGCGCCGCTCAGCGTCGCCGCCGGCGGGTACTACGTCGCGGTGCTACTCCGCGGCACCGGCACCGCCGGGCCCTACCTGGCGGCCACGGCGTGGGTGCAGGCCGCCGCCGTATCCAGCGCCAAGCCCGTGACGACGTCCGGCATGTACCGCTGGCTACAGACCAGCAGCACGACCCTGACGAGCCTGCCCTCGACGCTCGCCCTGGGCGAGATGACCGAGGGGACCACCTGCTATTGGGCAGGCGTCGAAACCGCCTGACCCGCCCCCGCTTCCGCACGCCCCGCCGCACACCGGCGGGGCGTTTCTCATGTCTGGAGACACACCACATGGCCACACCGCTGAGCCCTGCCCGCTTCCGCGCCGCCCTCACCAACGAGGGCGTGCGCGTCGTCGGTGAGGGCGACTGGGAGAACCACAACCGCAACCACATGGGCGCCTGGGGCCCCGTCCACGGCGTGATGATCCACCACACCGCCACGGACGCCGACCGGCACGATGCCGTCGGCATCTGCCGCCACGGATACGCGGACCTTCCGGGCCCGCTGTGCCACGGCGTCATCACGAAGGACGGGCGCACACACCTGGTGGGGTACGGCCGCGCGAACCACGCGGGCGGCGGCGATGTCGACGTACTCGCCGCAGTCATCGCAGAGCGCTTCCCCCTCCCCGCCGATACCAACGCGCGCACGGACGGCAACCGCTACTTCTACGGGTTCGAGTGCGAGAACCGGGGCGACGGCGTAGACGGTTGGCCCGAGGCTCAGGTCGAGGCCATCGCCCGCGCCGCCGCCGGCATCTGCCGCGCGCACGGCTGGTCCGAGCGATCGGTCATCGGCCACCGCGAGTGGCAGCCGGGCAAGATCGACCCGTACGGCCCGATCGGCACCGCGGACGGGCCGGACCTGACGATGACGCGCATCCGGGCGCGCGTTGCGCAGCTCCTCGACGACGACCCGGCCCCCGCCCCCGCGCCGGGCAAGCCCAAGCCGCCCGCCGCGACCGAGCCATTCCCGGGCGCGCGGTTCTTCGCCGACGCCGAGGGCCGGCCCCTGCTCGGCAAGCGCTCGGACGTCTTCACCCGCATGGGCCGGCGGCTCGTCGCGGTCGGGTGCGGCCGGTACCAGGTGGGCCCCGGCCCGGAGCTGGGCCGCGCGGACATCGAGAGCTACGAGGCGTGGCAGCGGAAGTGCGGCTACTCCGGCGCCGACGCGCAGTGGCCGCCCGGCCCCGGCACGTGGGACGCGCTGAAGGTCCCGCGCGCCGCCTGACCCGCTCGGGCCCGCCCGGCACCGCGCCGGGCGGGCCCCCTTGCCGCACCGCATCTACAGGAAGGCACCACCCATGACCACCGCCACGAAGCGCGCCTTGCGCACCGCCCTACAGACCGCCGTAGCCCTCGCGGTCGCCCTGCCCGCCATCGTCGCCGCATCCGGCATACCCGCCGCCCTGCCCTGGGTCGCCGGCGCCCTGGCCGTCGCCGGCGGGACCGCCCGCGTCATGGCCCTACCGAGCGTCGAGGCCCTGCTCGACCGCGTCGGGCTCGGCCTGGTGGACGACGAGAAGGGGACCGGCAGCTCGTGACTATCCCGACCCCATCCGATCCGGCGAGCGTCGCCGTCGAGCTGGAGCGGCTACGCGGCGCGGTCGAAGTCGGGTTCGCCCGCACCGACGGGAGCCTCGCGCTACTCGTGCAGCGCTCGGACCAGACCGACGCACGCCTCGCAGACCACGAGGCCCGCCTCGACGCACTGGAGCGCTCCCGCTGGCCGCTCCCCAGCCTGGCCGCCCTGGTCGGCGTGCTCGGGCTCATCCTCTCCGCGTGGACCCTCGCCACCCGCGGCTAGACCCCTCGCACTGCCAGGCCCTAGGCCGAGCCAGGCTCACGCCGCCGAAATCCAGGCACCTGGCGCACCCTACGCGCCGCCTGCTGCATGAGCAGGTCATCGAGAGGGTCAGTCACAGCCCATGAGTGCGACGCCGCGTGGTGAGCGAATAGCCAGCACCGGCGGACGTGGCACCAGGGCAAGGGCACCAGCCGTACGGTCGTCGCGGTCCAGCGGAGCCAGACCGCGCCCCACGGGTCTACGTCTACGACTAAGTCAGCGTGCTCGCCGTCGTGCTGCTCGCCCAGCTCGCACAGCCACAGCTCACCGGCGAATTCACCGACGGCAGTGCACTGCAACACTTTTGGCTCCCGTCATAGTGCCTGCCCCTTCCACCGCGTCCACGCCAGCGGAGGAGGGGCAGGGGCTCTATCGCTGGACAGTGATCCGGACACCAGGCGCCATGGCCACCGCGATATCGCGAAGGTAGACCGCCGTACCGTCCGCGGTCGTCTCGACGTCGAGCACGTATCGACGCAGGTCCCCCAGCTCAAGCAGGTCGCCCACCCGTACGTCACACGCGCTCACGACTTCGCGTATCAGCCGGTCCATCACCTCACCCCCGGTTCGCCACGCCACAGGACCGGGGGGAGGCTGTGACCCACGAGGGCCCGTAGGGCGTGGCTGACCGCCGGCTCGGCCGCGCCCATCCTGGCCCACTCGAAATGTGAGTACCCGCACTCGCCGCACGGTGGCAACGTGTCCGTGGGCGACATGCCCCCGTCCAGGATCAGAACCATCTGATCTACGTCGCCGCCCGCTTGCGGGGGCCACTGATCCAGCGCCAGCATTCTCGGCAGGTCCTCGGGGGCTCGCATCCCCAAGGCCGCCGCCACGCGCGCGGCGGCGCCGCGCAGCGGCTCGCCCGGCCGAAGTGTGACCTCGGGCAGCCCGGTCGTGCCGTCCTTGACCACGTGGAGCAC